CTACATCATTAATGGCTTCACCAAGTGTAGTTCTAAAATCATTCTTATCAGGATACAATTGATACATAGTCATAAAGTTTATACCAACTTTCTCAGCAACATCTTCTCTTACACCTATGAAGAAACATCTTTTACGAGATTGTGGTACACCAAAGTAACTTGAATCTAATACATTAGCAACTATAAGATAACCTATATCTTCAAATGTATTTTGTATCTTATGAAAATACTCTTTCGCCTCACCCATTGTCAAGCCTTCTACATTCTCACCAATAATAACTTTTGGTTTTATATCTTTAGCTACTCTTAAAAATTCAAAGAATAAATCTTCTACATTCTCTACACCTTTAATATCTGAATATTGTTTCTTTTTACCAAACGCATCTGCGTGAGTTCTACCTTCACCATGAGATACTGAACCTGCCATACTGAACGCTGAACAAGGTGGAGAACCATCTAATAAGTCTAGTTCACCTGGTTTCATATTAATTTTTTCTAAAAAATCTTTACCTGTTAATTTTTTAATGTCACCTGGAATAATAAGTGTATCTGGATAATTTTCTCTGTAAGTATTTTGTGCTTCCGGTACAAACTCATTAACTGCTAGTATCTTACCACCAGCCAATCTGTAACCTGTTGATGAACCACCGCCTCCAGCGAAAGTTGATAGTACATTAAACAATGCTTTTTTCTCACTATCTAATGTTTCTTTTACTGTGTATCTTTTATAATTATTCATTTATACCTATTAGTATATCATACTTTGCCATGTTTGTCAACCTCATTTCCCCAACTATCCCAATTATCTCGTTTATTACGAGCAAACAGTTCTACATATGGACCACTTAACATACTCTCTATGTGGTTGTATATAATATCTGGTTTTCTACTATGTTCTCTACGTTCAGATACTACCAATTGTGGTGTACTCATATTTAGCCTCTTTGGTTTACCCTTTGTTGCTAATAAACACATTTCAGGATTTGATCTAGTCCAATATCCTAAACCAGTAAAAAATCCTAAAGACTTTCTATTAGTTTTTGCCCAAGTAAATCCAACTGTTTTATACTTAAATCCCCAAGCATCTATAACCTTAAACGCTTGATCTAGTAGTGGATCAACCACCCACATTAATAAGACTGCATCGTCCTTAGCAAGGTTATTAACGGGTAACTTACAAATGTCGTCAATTGACATACAAGGATAGTGCTGGGTAGCGTTCCTGCCTTCACCCTTTTTGCTATAGCTTTTAAAATACCATGGTGGGTCTGCATATATCACTCCATACTTGTTAGTTGTATCAAATTTCATAAGTCATTAAAGCATATTTTAATAGTATCATAATTATTATAAATCTAGGTATAGACCAAGTAGTTTTTAAAGCAAATATTCCACCAACGGCAAATCCCCAATGGATACAAACTATTAGTATGACCAGACTAGTCAAAGAAAGCCTCCAGACTTGCTGTCTTCTCGTATTCCCAACCAATAGAGTTAAGTATAAAACTCATAGGGTCTAAAAATGTTTTTTGAAACATTAAGTCGTAATCAATATATTCTTGTAAAGCAAACTCTGTCGGAAGTTTAGTTATATAACTTATAACATCAAACTTAAATGGATTAGCTTCTATGAGTTTTAAAAATTTAATCTTATCTCCTTCTTGTATTAACGGATACTTTCTATGTAATTTTCTTTGTTGTAATTGCTGATTGTATATTAAAGCACCTTTAACGTGAATAGGTGTACCTTTAATAAATATGTTACTACTATGTTTATATTTTTTTAAATTATTACAAGACCTTGGAAAGGATATTTGTTCCGCTGTCATTTGATAAAACTCTTCCTTAAAGTCAGCAACAAATGCTTGTAGTTCATCTTCGCTTTTAGTCATTATAAGTTTGATTGCTTGTTTAATCTTTCCTCTACAAACTTCAGGTGTTGATGACTTCACAGCTTCAATACCCATAATTTTTAGCTTAGGCTCATCAAAGGTAATACCTTCTTCATCTAATACATTTAAGATATATCTTTTTTTAGCTGTCCATATACCTTTGTCTGCTATTACTTCTCGCTTCATTACCATTTTTTGTTTAATTGCATTTGTATATTCAGCAAGTTCTTCAAAACACTTATCAATAAATGGTTCAATTCTACTGTTAACAACTTTATTTAAAAACTTTATTGTATCAGTTTTTGATTTGTCCTTACAAGTTGCTTCAACTAGTTTATCTAAGCACAAGTAAATTGAATCTGTATCTGACGCAACAATATAATCAACTTCATTTGTTGATTTTAAAATCTTATTCATATATTCATTTACATTTTTTTGAATAAAACGAATTACAAATTGACCAGCTGATGTTATAGCAGTTGCTTGTCTTACATCATAATATCTAAAGTATTGATTACCAATAGCGCCATAAGCAGAATTTAAAGCAATCTTCTTTGACCACTGTATGTTATGACAACGAGATATTTCTTTTAATAAAGATTTATCTTTTGTTTTTTGATATTCTTGTTTTGCTTGAAACTCTAAAGTTTTAAACTTAACCCTATCATTGTACATACTTTCCATAAGTCTAGGTAAAAAGCCTGGACTATCTACTTTAAACTTAGCACCATTTGGTGTAATACAAGCACCTTCAGTTTTTAAATGTGTCAACGGTGTCGCATGGTCTAACAATTTATCAACTGATATGCCTGATGGTTCTACTCCAATAATTTTTTCTGGAGAAATATTATATTGCATAATCAAATGTGGATATAGTGAGTTAATATCAAATGATACAATCCAATTATGCATACCTGTGATTGGGTCTTTTACATAAGCACCTTCGTACTTATCGTCTTTAATATTATCCTGTTTTGGAGGAATCATTATATTGTCTTTTTTCAAGTAATTGTAAATTAACATATCCCACATTCTTACTTGTGAAAATACATCTGTATAATTTACTTTAGCTTCATATGCCATAGTTAAGACTAGTTCAATTAGTTTTAGTTTATCTTCTAATCCATCAACTATCTCAACGTCTTGTATATTGTAATCTATAAATGATTGAAAGTCTTTTGTATACCAATCTCTAAATGTATCGTAAGGCATTTCATCTTTACCTTTACCGAGTTCTACTTTACCAATGTAATCTAATTTATAACTTTCTTGTTTTGTTGGAATAAATTTTTGATATAGGTCTAGGTAATCTAACATAGAAATACCAAAGATATTATAATGAGTTTGTGGTCTACCTCTTACAAACACGGTTTCTTTTTCAACGATATTCCAGGGTGAGAACTTTTTAAGTACCTTTTCATCTACTATATTTCTAATACGATTAAACAAGTAAGGTATATCAAAAAATTTAGTATTCCATCCAGTAATAACATCTGGATAATTTTTAGTCCAAAACTTCATAAACTCCATAATCAAACTTTTTTCATTCTTACATTTGATATAAGTTACATCTGATCTATCAGTTTTAAAATCACCGATACCCCAAGTTATGATTTGTTTATTAGATTGATTTTTTACTGTGATCGCCAACATTTCTTCTATTGGATTTTCTATATCAGGAAAACCATTTTCAGCAGTACACTCTATATCGACTGTAAATATTTTAATTAAATCTTTATCAAACTTTACTTCTTCTGGATATTCGTTTGCGATATATTGATATTGATACCGATCCATTCCATACAAGGGTGAACTACCTGTATTATAGCTTTTTTTAAATTCTCTTGCCTTTGAAATACTACTAAAATGAATTGGTTGTAACGTTTGACCTTGTAATGTTTTAAATTTTGAATCTTCTTGTGAACGAGCATATAACGTAGGATTGAAGTCAATCTTTTCTTTATACTCTTTACCCTCGTGTATACCACGAACAAGTAATTTGCCTCTATGTTCAATAACGCTTTTATAAAAATTCACTTAAGGTTCCTCTTTTAAACGATTCTACATTCTTCTTATTATACACATAATCCTTTGATAAGTCAAATGGTATTTTGGTCGTTGTTGTATAGTCTTTTTCGCCTGGTCTTTTTATCTTCCATACTAAATCTTTACCCTTTGGATAGTTAGTTGTCCATTCTGTTGTAGATTTTTTTAACCATCTTCTATATTTTTTAGTCATAGGATAAATGTATCTAAATTGTTTACCTTTAACTCTACTTAATTTTAATTCTATTAATTGTTGAGGATTTGGTCTCATACCTACTTTACGATTTTTAGTGTTAGGTATTATTCCTTGTAATGTTCTTGGGTGTATCTTCTCACCTGTTTCTGAAACATATGTATCTGTAAATGAGAAACCACCATATAAAAAATTAGCAGCTTGATATACATAACCAGGTTTACCAACTAAACCATCTGCCCAAGTAAACAAATATTTTATAGTAGTGTTTTCTTTTAACCAAGATATTGCTGAAGATAGTAATTGCGATTCACTATTCCTAAGTAGTTTATCATCTAAGCACATCTTACCTATCTCGTAATAATCTTTTGTGTCTAGCTCTGGAAACAACTTTTGTATTGTATGTTTAGGTCTTGTACCCCAACCAAATGTAATCACACCAACTAACTCCTCATTATCAAAATAACCTAGATAGTGTTTTGTCAATCTAGGCATTACTGCTGAATAGTGTCTAGTAGAAACAAACTCTGCCGCAGTGTATTTGTTTACTATTTTTAATATCATATTGTTAAATATTTCCAACTATACGGAAACTCTTTATCACAGATTTTATACATCTCGTCTGCAACATCTCTGGTTTCTTTTTGTGTATCTGGTTTACATCTTAAATTACATACCCTAGAAAATGCGTATAATGTTCCTGACCAATACCATTCTGTCATCATTGATTGTGGTAATACCATTCGTGCTTGTTCTGGCGCCACACCTTTTGTTAACAAAGTATTATAAAGTATTAGACAACTCTCCATCGCTGTTTCCATATTATGATTGATTGTTTGGTCTAGTTTTATCTCACCATCACTACCTTGTTTAGAGTTCTTTGGTCGTCCTCTCCATGTTTCTGGTTTATATAGTTCTGGTGGAAAGTCAACATAACGCCTACTGACTTCATTCCAAGCTAATCCTACTTGATGTTTAACTAATTGTCTTGCGACAAAGATTGGTGCTTTAATTCTAAATTGTAAACTTGCGTGAGCAAAAGGTGACCAATGATTATGTTCTGCTAGATACTTAATAAGTTTCTCATCAGAAAAATCAAAACTTGCTTTAGTCTTTGAATAACTTACTCTAGCAGCATTTACTACTGTCAAGTCATTCCCCATTTTATCTACTAGTTCAACTTTTATCATAATTAAATTTTGTGATTATCCAATAAATGTACAACCAAACCATCGTGTTTCTTTTCTAATTGTATTTGACAAGCTAATCTACTTTGCATACGATCATAGCCTTTTTCATATTCAATCAAATCTGTTTCTACTGAACCTTCATTAGGTTGACCCACAATTAAAGTCCAGTTTCTGTCTACTAGTACATGGCAAGTAGCACATGCACAACAGCCTGAACAATCTGCTGGTATTTCATCAATGTCAGCATTAGGAGAATAATCTCTAGCAGCTTCCATCAATGTCATACCTTCATCTACCTGGACAGGAATCACTTCCTCTCCTCTAACGAAATTAACCGTTATCATTATAACTTCGGTACTGAATTTTCGGTAATTAAACCAGGTGTCTTCGCAGATATGATACT